TGTAGTGCACCTACCATTGCCATTGCCGCACGTGGGGCTGACTGTGCTAGGTACATATTGGTGCGCTCTAAGATTTCATCTTTCAGTGATTCAACAATACCAGCAGTATGCTGTGTAGGCGAATAGCCTGCTAGCTTCTTAGCTTCCACCATACTACCACGTGCTTCTTCAAATAGCACGTCTAGAAACTTCTGTTGCTTCTCTGTGAGTTGGCGTTTACCGGCCATCTTAATTTACCTTCCTGTGTGGTTTTACTTTCTGCGCTACCTTCTTAGGCTGTGCGGAAAATTGTTTGCCTGCGGCTTTCGCTTTCCGCTTGGCTCTCGTAGTAGCCGCATACTCTTTGTCCGAAAGACTTGTAATTGCTTTCGCCGGTAGATATCGCTCCCCTGTAGCTTTGGGGCCTTGAGTAGAGGGCTTCCCACTTTTGGTACGCCACTTCTGCTTTGTCCAAGCCCTTAAAGACTTCTGGGGTGCCTTCATGATTTGTATCCGCCACCCTTTGCTTTGTATTGCTTTGCGAGCATTTGAGCTTTTCTAGCTGACCACTGACCGGGGGCACCACCCTTTCCGCCTGCTTTAATACGGTTGAAAATTCCTTCGCGCATACCGGGCTGTGTGTAGTTACCTGCGGCATTGACTGTGCTCCCGCCCTTCGCCATGTTCACGGAATTGTACGGACCACTCTTCGCCATGCCGCCACCCATCATATGCTTCTTGATTTCTTTAGGTGACTTGGCCGCCTTCTTCATTGAGATTGCGACAGCGGCTCTTTGCTTAGGGTTTTTGTAGGGCATAGTTTATCCGTTAGGTAAGAACACTTCTTCAACGGTACAGATAGAATCAACGTCCGGTACACCGGCACCGGCAGTAGCAGTTGTTGTAATTTCAATTCTATCACCAGATTCAAGTACGATGAAGGAGCCACTCAATTGTAGGTACTCGCCAACAACTAAGTTCTTTCCACCGATGATGTGTGTGTAACTTGAATCTTCCACATGCCACCAGTCAACTGAAAAGTCAGATGCGTTAGAGCCTACGTTAGATACGAAGATAAGAGACATATACGCAACCGTGTTAGCTGGGCACGTATATAATGTCTGCGTTACATCGTCAACTAAGTTATGCGTATGACTGCTTTTGAATCGACTGGGGCGGGTGACGTTTAACGCCATGTATTAGCCACCCATCCGCAAACGCTTAGAACGCTGTGCTGGTGTTTCCACTGTAGCGGTAGATGCCTGTACAGACTGAGGCTGTCCCATTGGAGGACCAACAACCCTAGACAAATGGTCAGTTACCTGTCCACCTGTTGCGTAATTATGCTGATACATCTTATTACCTTTACCTTTCGCCATGCCGCCGTCGGCCATCTTGGCTTTACCTTTAGCTTCAGCAATCTTCTTAGCGAAAAAGTCTGCTGGATCTTTAGCGTCAATAGCATCCATTTCAGCACCAGTCGGTGCGGCATCCATTTGCTCCATGATGTCAGCAGACTTATATCTTGCTTGACGAGCTAGAATCTTTTCAAGTTCACTGTTAGTTGTTTTAGTATCTTCTGCCATATTAAGCCCTTGGGTTCTTCTTACCTGCGGTCTTAGTACGAGCGTAAGACCTGTTAGCTGATGCTGGCTTAACTGCCAACCTTTTGTTGTTCAGTGCGTTACCACCTACGTGATGAACATCTTTCCCATCACCTTTCTTGACTAGGCCAGCCTTAGCCATCTTTCTACGTGCGGCATTACGAGATGCTCTTTTCTTACGCACAGAAGGCTTACCATCGTAGTTGGCATACTCCTGTTTGTAGTTACGTTTGTATCCGGGTGAAGAGGGCATTAGCTACGTGACATCCGGTTAGGCTTCATTGATGCACCGCAGTTAGCTTTGATGACACCGCCCTTGTTGTAACTACGAGCAGTTGATGCATCAGTTTCTGAAAGTACATTACTCTTTTTCTGTGCTGGAGCTTTTGGTTTTGGTGCTTCTTTCTTTTTGCCTTCAGCTACATCAGTAGTGTATCTTTTGCCTTCGT